TGATCTGGAATTACTGCAACATCGTCATAGTCAACTAGGTCAACCGGAGTGATCCAATATTCGTAGCGAACCTGATACGCCTTGTCAGGTGTAGGTGTTACACCAAACCGATCATTCTGTGTACGGTAAATGTAGAAAGGCTTTGCATGGTTGTCGGAGTTGCGCTGTGCATCCTCTTCATACCGACGCTGTAGCCATTGATTATAGTCGATAGCCTTAAGGTAACTTGCCGTAATCTCGTTCGCATCGTCACGGAGGATGCGGAAGCTGTCCCAATCCACTTTGTCTGTGGAAGTCTGCAGCGCGTATTCCTGCGTACCGACGACGAGTGTCTGAGTATAGCTAGAATGCATAAAAGGCCATTCGGGGTGCATATCAATTATGTCCCGAATAGCCGCATTAACAGCGTCTTTTGTTTGTGAGTGAACACCTACTACGGTAGCGAAATTGTCCAGCGTAAGTTCAACTTCGTTTAATCGGCGCAGCGTGGTGTTCGTAAGATCAAGGAATGTGAGCGCCATTTCAGCCTATAAAAAAAGGGTAGCCCCGCCGTTGGGCTGGACTACCCTCATTTCCGTTAGGAAGCAGCAACAGGTCGCGGACGATCTTCCACGTCAACGATAGTTGCAAAAAGACGAACCACGGAGTCAGTTCCGATTACCGTAGCAATCACAAGGTCCAGTGTGTCCGAAGTAGCAAACACCTTCTGTGTTGCACCAAGGGTCTTGTAACCAGCCGCTGACAGAGCAGTAGCAGTTACGAAGGTCGTGGTGCCGTCTGAGATAGCGCCTGTACCAGTGCCAGTCGAGGCGGTAACAACCTCATAACCAGCATTTAGTACGATTGACTCAGCAGGAACCGAAATACCAGTTACGGTAAACGGAAGAGCGCCAGCGGTGTGTGCAAAAGCAGGAAGGCGAAGATCAAGGTACCGCTCAGCAACGTAAACGTTGGGGCGGTACTGCTTAGCAACATGGGTACCCATAAATCAATACTCCTTTACGAACCAACTTGCCAACGAACAGTCGCTAGAGCCTCTGGACGGATAACCTTACGACCGAAGAGGTGTAGGCCACGAACAACGTCAGCAAAGGTGTCAGGTGAGCGGATCGTTTCGGTCTTTGCAATCTGGCTCACGGTCGCAGTCGAAGACATGTGACCTACGACAATGGTGCCGTAGTTGGTGCCGCCAGAAGTTGCAGCCGAACCAGTGCCGCCAACAGGCAGGTTGTTCGACTTGTAGCAGGTGAAGTTGCGGATGCGGTTGGCAGTGACACGACCATTGCGGAGCATGTCGCCATCAGCAACAAAGTCCCGATTGATCAGCTTGCTGTTCTCGTCACCCATCTGCTCCCAGAAGATGGGATCAGCCACCCAGAACCGACCATCCTCAGGGATGTTGGCCTGATCCATCAGACGCGAAACGCGGTTCATAATGGAGAGTGGGGTGAACTCAGTAGCGCCAGTAGCGCCAGTACGAACCTCAATTGCAGCAGACGTGGTACCAAGACCAGAAACGATACCTGCGTTGACTGCCATGTGGTTTAGAATATGGGAATCAAAAGTATCCTTAAGCTTGTAAGCAGCACGATTTGAGGCAAGAGTCTCAAAGTTTACGTGGCTATGCTTCTGCTCAATGTCGTCAACTAGGAAGCTAAATGCGTTTGCCTGATCGACGGTCATCGAAAGCTCGTCATCAAGCAGGTCCTGTGGGATTAGCTGTTGGCCACGGGCGTACGAAACGACCGTAACGTCTGGCTCCTTGATGATACGAACTGAGTCGCCGTAGTTTGCAATCTCACCGAAGTAATCGGTGTTTGTGATATCCTCTACAACCGAAACCTTACGGAATGCCTTTAGTGCCTTCTGTGAGAAGATCGTTGGGCTAAAGTTACCGTTAGGGAGGTTGCCGTAGCCGGGGGCTGCGGGAAATGCCATAAGAACCTCCAAAATGAATGTATGGCTATTTTCATAGACACACACTTCTTACAGAGGCTCGTTGGCAGGGTAGTCCAGTAAAGGGGCCTGTTAGTGAGGTAGTCTTTAAAAGTGTTGTCTTAAATGCGGACCTGACTAGTGTCAAGTCCGCAAGTAAACTGTTAGCATTATGTACACAAATTTATAAATTTGTCAAGAACTATTTTAAGCCTTGCGAGTCAAATCGTAAAGAAATGTTCCGTCACGAATTGCATCATCAATATCGTCGGAGTACTTCTCGTATTCACGGTTGCTCATCTTCTTAACCTGTGACTCTGAGAAGCGGAACTTCTTGTCAGCAGTTGGCGGCTCGCCACCACGAGCACCGCGTACAGCACCGGCTGCCTCTGCATCGTCGCTCTTCTTTGAACGTGGCTTGTCAAGACCAACGTCCTTCTTATAAAGGTCGATGATTCGTGCAACAGCACGGGCGTCAAACGTTTCAGTGTCGTAAAGTGGCTTTACAAGCAGTGCGGGCTGCTCCTTGACCCACGTGTGAAAGCGGGGATCACGGCGAAGGTCCATGGCGTCAGCGTGGTATGTAAGCAGCTTAGACTGAGCAGCCTCAAACTCGGCCTCACGCCGCTGTCGCTTTAGGTCTTCAACTTGGCCTAGAGCAACTTCCTCGACCTTACGAGCCTCACGAATGGCAAGAGTCTGGATAATTTTTGCCACCTCAGGATAGCTCTTAGCCCACTCGTCAATCTCTTCCTCAGTGGCCGGAAGTTGAACCTGTGTACGGGTTACATCGCCTAGCTGGCGTCGAACATCGCTTAGCTCATTGCGCAGAAGTTTGTTCTGCTCGTCGCTGTAGCGCCGAAGATCAGAGTAACGCTTCTGCCAATCCGTCGTATCTTGTGCTGGCGGATTGCCTGTCTCTACCTCCTCCGTAGCCGTATCAACCTTTACATCAGGTTGTACCGTATCATCGTCATCTAGGAACTGATGATAGGCGTTCTTGTACGGAGTTGGCTTTACAGTCTTATTGGTCAAAATTCTTTTCCTTGTTATGGGGGTCGCCTCAGCGAGTAGCCCTAAAGTATAAGTATGATGTTAAGAATTACAATTAGTACGATAGGAAGACACACAAGAAGAATTAGGTCTAATAACTTCACTCATATGTCCCCCTATGTCAGATGTATCAGTCGTCCATTTCATCTTCGTATTCAGAACCCATAAGACCCTGTTGCGAAGGTGACTGAATTTGTCCTTCGGCTTGCATTTGGGCCATGCCCTCTTTCGCCTCAGAACGTAGCTGTAAAATTGATTTTAGTCCGTGCCAACGAACCACATCAGCAGGTAGTACAAACTCACCATCACTTAGGAAAGCCGGAACATCGTCCTTAACTTCGTCAGGAAGTGAGCCGGGAGGAACTTCCTCCATTTCACCATCGGCCTGTTCCACCATATCAACCGGCTCGCCCATTAGACCGCCCTCGGCAAAACCCATTGGCTTACCGCCAAGCATCTGATTGGCTTCGACAGGTGTATTTGGCACAGCCTGTGTGCCCGCTGCCATCTGCCGACCAACACTCAGTGGGTTGGGGTCTTGTGGTAGCTGCGGCATCTGCATGAAGCTAGGTGCAGCAGGGGCAGGTTCCGGCTCTGGTGCTGGTTCTGGGGCTGGCTCTTCCTCTGCAGTCGGCTCTTGCAGGAAAGCTTCTGGCCCGCCTCGACGCTCTACTTCAGCGAGGATTAGCTGTTCCATACCAGCTTGAGTCTCTTCCCCGGCTTCAATAGCCTCTTTATAAAGTGCTTCTAGTTCCTGTAGTGTTGCGGCTTGCAGCAACTCTGGGAGACGATTAGCAATTGCATCTAAATCTTCCATCTTATCTCCGTGACGCATCGTTTACATGATCGCGCAAACGTGAGAGATATCGAAGTAACTCACGCTTGCCTTGTAGATTACGAATGTCACGAACCTCAGTCGCACGGTCCAGTTGGGTACCCGTGCGCTGATATTCATCTTCAATAAACTCTACGAAACGATCAAACAGTTCGTTGTTAACGAACGGCAGGAGCCGCGCTGCTTGGTCCTTGCCCATTACCACCACCTAAGTCATTGCCAGTGAAACCCGGCTCACCCATTTGCGGAACACCGCCAGTGCCTTGATTACCGCCCCCTGCCCCTGTCGGGTCCATGGGGTTTGCGCCAGCAGGAGCCTCTTGGGGAGCGCCTTGGGGGTTCATACCCATGCTCTGCATTAGAAGCGCTTGTCGCATGGCCTCGTCTGGATTGTTCGACACCTTTTCAGCGTCAAGGTCCAGAGACTTAGCAATTTCCGAAAGCACGTACGGCCACTTGATCAGCGGTGCAAGTGCTGGATTGGTTCCAACCTGCATCAGCGTCATAAGCCGCTGACTACGTACCTCATTCTGCATCAGGCTTTCAGTACCGCGTGCCTTGATGGCCAGATCACCGACGATTTTCTCATCGAAATCAAACTGCATATTGAAGGCAAAAAACGCTTCACCTAGAGGCCGTAGCAGGTAATCATCAATGTTCTTGACAACAGTCTTAATGGTAACGCCAGCAGCGCCCATTAGCATAGACATTCCAGACGACGTACGTAGGCTGGTTGCACCGCCCGCATTCTGCGACCCGTGGGTAACAGATGGGAGCGTGGCTTCGTCAGCGAGGTTTCGTGCCTTGTCAAAGATCAACATCAACTCATTCGTGATGTTAGGAATCTTGATGGCGTTGATCGAAGTGCCCGGCTGACCACCTTGTCGGCGGAACATCTTACCGGGATGCAGTTTGAAATCCTGACCCGGAACTAGGTTCGTTTCGTCAATCTCAAAGACGACGTTTCCTGATAGTACAGCGTTGTCAACAGCTAGCCGCATAAAGCCGTTCATAAGCGTCTGAGTATCTTCCATATTCTCAGCTACACCGATACCGAAGAAGCTGTATGGATTATGCTCATAAGGACATACAAGATACGGAATGCGTTGTGGTTTAAACGGATTAAAGACGAGACGGAGGATGTGATTACCACTGACCCAAGCGTTGATCTGGACCTGATCCATATCCTTGAACTCAGATGGAATCTCTAGGCCAGCCTCTTCTGCTGTCTCTGTATCGACGTAGCCCCAATACTCAAGAACTTCAAATCGCTCTAGGAAGTTGACGGTTTCAGTCTCCGTCAGATCGTCTTCCCACCACTTCTTGTTATAGTTGTAGCCTGTTTCAATGAGGGCTTCGATAGCCTTGCGGCGGAAAAAAGGACGACGCTTTAGTTCACGAAGCTGAGACTTTGACAGCTTATGGCGCTCAATAAAGTACTCTGCATCGGACATGCTCGTGGCCTCAGGGTCTGGGTACGCATCCCAGATACGGACCTGTGCGACTTGTGGGCGCTGCTTCTGGACAGGGGTGTAGTTACCCTCTGCGTCCCATTGTGGGTATTCGCGCTGATGCACGAACGGACCCTTCATAACGCCCGCCCCAAACAGGGCCATTTCAAGTGCAAACGAACGAAGATGGACAGAAGCCTGAGACTCTGTTAGCTGGTCATGGATTTTCTTTTCCATGGCCTTAGCTGCAACGAGAGCAGGGCTGAATGTAATTGCAGATGGTGTCTGCCCAACACCTTCCTTAACGTCAAGGCCGTTAAGTTTCTCCTGTAGCGGACCTAGTAGCTGTGTAAGCGTGGCACCAGCAGGAATCTCACGACCATCCCCGGCAAAGCCGTATGGATCAATGGGGGCAGGTGCTTCTTCCGGCTGAGACTTAGGTTCGCGTGGGTCTACGTATACGTGCTCGACAACTCCTTCTGGAAGTTCAGTAGGCTCAATGCTGATAGGAAATTTCCCACCGGAAAACAAAACGTCAATAAGCTGGCCGTAAGCCGCCATGACCTTTGTTTTGGTGATCTTGATAAATGCCCGTGACTTCTCTGTGTCGGTAAACTGTACGTCTGGTCCGTAGATGCCACGGAAGTTACGATAGGATCGTAGCCAACGATCTTCATCGTTGCGTCGGGCATCTTCTGCACGCCGGAACCGTTCCTCAATGTAAGCAACGATATCTGTCCGTTCCGGCGTAACGATAGCCTTTTCGACGCTTGAAACGTCATCCAAGGCTACCTGTACGTCTACCGCTGGTGCCGAAG